ACATCCACTACATCAACGAGCCGCAGGAAACGGCAACCGGTGAACTCGGGCTGCTGCATCACATCAAAACATCGATCGACTACTACACAGGCCCAAACGCTCCGTGCTATGTCAAGCCGGAACATCAGGACAGCTGCCGCGAGTGGGCGATTCGCCTGGGACTGTAACAGACAACCACACGAGCCCGGCTGCGGCCGGGCTGCTTTTCAAACGTACCACCACAAACAAACGGAGCAGAAACGATGTCAGAGATTCGAAACACGATCGCCAGTTATCTTGATCACGCCGACAAATGCGGCACAGAACTCAGCGACGACGATCTGCGAGCATTCGTTGGAATGCTGCAGACCGATGAAGCGGAACTGTCAGACTTCGCGGCTGTCGGCGGCCGATCGCTGGTCGATGCCATCTGCCGGCGACTGTCGCTGATGGATTTCCTGAGGGTCTGCGGATTCTCAATCGACGATCACTCACAGTACCCGACATCGCCGCACGCCTGGGAGTGTGAACGCGAAGTCTTCGATCTGCCCGGTCACCGCGTGCGGGTCTGCAGGTCGGATGAAGGCGAGATCACGCTGTACCGGTTCGATGGCTGGGAACTGGCATGGAAGGTTGAGTTCTGCAGCAGCACGCCGGATGTCGTCATCATCGCCGCGATCAGGGACACGCCGTAACAGGAGCAGATCAGTTTTCAAACGTACCACCACAAACAAGGAGCAGAATGATGGACAGATTTATTGTGATGACCGCACAGGCAAAGATGCCGGCATCTTGTTGGGGCAGATATGGTAAAGTCGCAGTCGTCGAACGGAGCGGTGATCTGATTCCGCGTGCGATCCATCCCCGTCACAAATCCGTGCGGCGAATTGTCGCAGTCTGGGATCGGCAGCACGTTGGCAGCACAGACCGCTGTGCATTCGCCAGATCACTCGCCGCAGCGGAAGAACTGGCAGAGGAACTGAATGCCGCGGAACTGATCGACATCGACGCTGAAACCGACTTCTGAAATGTACCACCACCACAAACGGAGCAGAAAGAATGATCACACAAACCATGCACACGCTCACGCCGTGGATTGTCTGCGGCGGGCTGTTCATCATCATCGTGACCGCACTGATCGATCGGTGCGAAGGAAGGTAATCGATGCCGACATCACAGAATCATCACGGGTTTGTCTGTCCTGACGACTGGTGGCAGGCGGCGAAAGCTGCCGCGGAATCCGCCGGCATCACGCAGGGCGAATGGATCAGGCGGGCGATCTGGAAGGCTCTGCTGAAAGCAGTCCGGGCGGAACTGAGCCCGCCAGTGCAGCAGGGCCGGCCGAAGGAAACGCCGGAAGAATGAGCAGCAGAAAGTGCCGACAGCCTGTTTGCAACCAGGCTGCCGGCTGCTCAACAGCAAGTGTACCACCACAAACAATCGAGCAGGATCATCGTAATGTCCACGGATGGGAAAACACAACTGCAACCGTTCGACGGGATCGATCCGACTCGGGTCTATGATCTGGTCGATTTCTGCACGCGACTCCGCATCAGTCGCAGTCGCTCCCGGCAACTCGCGGCATGTGCCCGCAAACAGCCCGGCGTGATCGTCAACGGGTACTCGCTCATCGCCACCGGATCGCTGCTGTGCGATCTGCTCGCCGGCATCCCGCAACGCAAGCGGACTGTGCGGGCAAAAAAACGAAAAACGCCATACTGACCGCAGCCGACCGTACCTCGACCAAACTCGACCATAGCTGACCGGGACGTTTTCCGGTCGCTGCAGAAGTCGTTGAACGTCTGCCGATCGTGTGTATGTTCGCATTCAGCACCGCGATTCGAATGTCAATTGTCACACGTACCGAAGGGGAAACATGAGCATCGAAGAACTGATCGCGGGAGTCGTTGAACGGCACATTGATGACAGCAAGTCGCAGCCGATGACATGGACAGAACGCGAAGCGGCTGAGCACATGCACGTCTCACCGCGATGGCTGGCAGATGAACGGCGAGCCGGCCGAATCGAATGGACCGAGGGAGCAAAAGGCCGTGTGATGTACACACGGTCGCAGATTTTTGAATACCTCGAAACACGGAAGCGAAGAGGATGAAAAAACGAAAACACATCCCGGCAGAAATCGGACTGCCGACAAAGCACCGGCCGGGATCACGCGAAAAGATCGAACTGATGCGGCAGCGGGTCGAGCACGGAATTCCACCACACAATCACATGGATGCAGGAGCGAAAGACCGATGGACATTAATGCACAGCAATTCCGGACTCTGTGGCGAGTCGCAGCAGCGATCGCTCCCACACGTTCACCGCGTGATGTGCTCAGGTACATTGCGTTCGGTTGTGACGCAGCTGGATGCTGCCTGAGTGCGACAGATGGCGAAGTGTATATGCAGATCGGAAACGACTGCCAACCGCGACAACTGCTGCCGGCTGATCGCGTCTCACAGATTCTCAGTGCGATCGACGCTGAGACGATCACGATCACGACTGAGGCGATCGGCACTGACCGTGATACGTTCCGGCTGCACGCTCCGTCGATCGATGAGTTTCCACAGTTGGCAGATTGTGCGGTGGATCGCTGGTACACAGTCGATGCCGGCGAGTTCCGGGCAGCACTGGCGGCGACTCTGCCGGCCTGTGATCCCGACTCATCACGCTACGCACTCGCCGGCGTGCTGCTGGATTTCACATCCGCCGAAACGCTCACAGTCGTCGCCACAGACTCCAGGCGACTGGTGGCAACGGCTGTAGCCTGTGAGTGTGCCGGTGATCCTGATCGTGATGTGCGACCGGTCATCCCGCAGCGGAGCGTGAAAACGCTCGTGCGGCTGCTCGATCGCGGCGATCAGTGCCGATTCGGGTTCGGCCTGGCAGGCGGCATCGTGTTTGAGTGCGGCGATGCCCGGCTGACCTGTCAGGAATGTGCCGGGCGATTCCCCGAATGGCAGAAGATCGCGTCAGCCGCTTCCCGCGGTGCGACGTTTTCGCTGCCGGCCGGCGAACTGCTCTCTGCCGTTCGATCCGCTGCAATCGTGACCGCGGCAGAAACGCGAGCGGTGACGGTCTCGATCACAACCGCCGGCATCAGTGCCACCGGTGCCGGTGCTGACATCGGCACAGCAGACATCACGCGACAGCTCGAACTGCTCGGCGAGTGTGAATTCAGAATCGATCCCGATTATCTGACGGACGGACTGAAACCGGTCGCCGACTGTGAAGTGACACTCGCACACAACGGATCAGACGGAGCTGTGCATTTTTCGCACGATGGCGGCTGGCAGTTCCTGCTGATGCCGATGGTCGCCAATGAATGAATGGGGCTGCATCGATGTGCGGAGCACAGTCACAGGCAGAGCGTGCGACTGCCTGCTGACAACTCTGGCACACGCAGTCGCACGGCGACTCGCAGCGGAATATCAGACATCGCTGCGATCGCTCGAAGTGGACGATCTCGCACAGGACATCATTCTGCACACGCTGCAGAACTGGAAGTATTACAAGCCGGGAGCGTGCCCGGTGGAAGCGGCGATCCGGCGGATGGTCTCACAGGGGGCTTCCCGCTGCGTCAAAAAAATTCGCAGATCGATGCCGGTGACTGCCGCCGATGTGGACCTGCAGACAGTCGAACTGAGCCCGGAAGTGTTCCAGATTCTCAAGGAGTAATCATGAGTACCACCACCACAAAACTGCAACTGATCCAGGAAGTCGCCGAACTGTATCACTCGAAGACCGATCGATACTTGAGTTCAACACAACTCACGCGATTCCGACGCAGCCCGCAGGTCTACCACTATCACCGCATCGGGCTGATGAGCGAGCCGGCACGCGATGCGTATTTTTTCGGCGAGGCATTTCACTGCATGGTGCTGGAAGCCGAGCGATTTAACGATGAGTACCTGGTCGCTGACGGGCCGATCAACGAAAAAACGCAGCAGCCCTACGGCACGCAGACAAAGGCGTTCCGGGCATGGGCCGCAGCTCAGACCAGACCGGTGATCTCGACCGATGACTACGCCGCGATGAGCAAGATGGCGGCGAACGTGCAGCAGCACGAACGCACCGGAATGCTGATGGCTCACGGAGTCGCTGAGCACGTCATCCGTGCTGAGTGGATGGGCCGAGCCTGTCAGATTCGCTGCGACTGGCTGGACACAGACGGCGGGCTGATCGTCGATCTGAAAACAACTCGCGGGCTCGATTCGTTCCTGGCATCGGCGGCGAAGTTCGGGTACGTGCATCAGCTCGCGTTCTATCGCGATGTCGCCAACGCAGCTGGTGCTGATGTCGATCTGGTCGCGATCGTAGCATCAGAAAAGTGTGAGCCGTACCGCTGCGGACTGTTCCGGCCGTCTGATCAGGCATTGGAACGAGCGAGCCGGGAAAATGCCGTTGCAGTCGCGGAACTGCTGGAGTGTGAGCGGTCAAACGTCTGGCCGTCTCGATATGAAGAACCGATCCTGATTGAACTGGAGTAACAAAAAAGTGAGTCAGATCAGAGCCTGCATCAGGGACTGGAAAGCGAGCACGGAAGCAGCTGCAGAAGCGACTGAACATCTGGAAAACGCCTGCCACAACCTGCGGCAGTGCATCAGTGAACTGCCAGCCACACGAGAGCATCACGAGGTTGATGGCGTGATGTATCGAGTCGTGATCACCGCTGCCGGTGATCTGGATGTCCGAAGAATTACCACCACCGCCACCACCACAACCGAGGAGCAGTCATGACGCTGGAAAACATCACGACAGGAAAACAGAAAACGCCGCGAAGGATTCTGATCTACGGCGTGCAGGGGATTGGCAAGAGCACGTTCGCAGCCGGTGCTCCGAAACCGATTTTTCTGCCGACTGAAGACGGGCTGGCGGATATCGACTGTGCATCATTTCCGCTCAGCAGCACGCTCGATGAATTCTTCGAGCATCTCACGGCACTGAGCACCGAAAAACACAAATACAAAACTGTGGTGATCGATTCGCTGGACTGGCTGGAACGTCTGATCCATCGCAAGGTCGCCGACGAACGCGATGTGAAATCGATCGAAGATATCGGATACGCGAAAGGCTATACGTTTGCTCTGGCACACTGGGGCCGGCTGTGCAACGCACTGAACTATCTGCGAACCGAACACGGCATGACAGCGATCATGATCGCTCATGCACGGATCAGCAAATTCGCTCCGCCGGACGGCGAGCCGTACGACAGGTACGCACCGAAACTGCACAAACTCGCAGCCGAGCACATGCAGGAATTCTCCGATGAGGTTCTGTTCTGCTCCTACAAGGTATTCCAGAAGACGACTGGCGAAGGATTCGCGAAACGCACGATCGGGATCGGCACCGGTGAGCGTGTCATCCATACCAGCGAGCGGCCGAGCCATGCCGCGAAAAACCGCTGCAGCCTGCCGGATGAACTGCCGCTGTCGTTTTCTGATTTCGCGAAGGCATCCCAGGCATTCTGACGGAGTACCACCACATGCAGCCGACACGGTATGAGGAGTTCATCGCAGCGAAGACGCTGGCGGATTCGCCGAGCGGTTTCGAGCCGGGCGAACTGAATGCAAATCTGTTTGACTGGCAGGCTCAGATTGTTCGCTGGGCATGCATCCGCGGCCGCTTCGGCGGATACGAAGATTGCGGGATGGGAAAGAGTCTGCAGGAACTGGAATCGGCACGACTGATCGCAGAGCACACAGGGATGCCGGTGCTGATCTTCGCACCGCTGGCAGTCGCCGAGCAGACGAAACGCGAAGCCGACAAATTCAGCATCGCAGCGGATGTCACAGTCTGCAGATCGGCTGCCGATGTGCGACCGGGAATCAACATCGCCAACTATGAGCGGCTGCATCTGTTTGAGCCGGATCAGTTCGGCGGTCTGATTCTCGACGAAGGCAGCATTCTGAAAAGTGTTGACGGCAAGACTCGCGGCACGCTGCTGGAACACTGGACATCGATCCCGTTCCGGCAGTCCTGGTCAGCGACACCGAGCCCGAATGATCACATGGAACTGGGGAATCAGTCGCAGTTCCTGGGAGTGATGAGCCGGGCGGAAATGCTCTCGACGTTTTTCGTTCACGATGGCGGCGAGACAGCCAAGTGGAGACTCAAGGGACATGCCCGCGATCTGTTCTGGCAGTGGATGTCGTCCTGGTGCGTGATGCTCAGGAAACCGTCTGACATCGGCTACAGCGGTCACGGGTACGACCTGCCAGAGATCGAATATCACGATCAGATTGTGCCGGCCACCGCTCGCCGCGGGCAGCTGTTCGCGACCGGTGCATCAACGCTGGCGGATCGCAGAGCAGCACGCCGTGACAGCCTGCAGGCACGCTGCGAACGTGCAGCCGAGATCGCCGGCAGCCAGTCAACGCCGTGCGTGATCTGGTGCAACCTGAACATCGAAGGCGAAACGCTCGCCCGGATCATACCCGGTGCCGTGGAAGTCGCCGGCCGGCATTCGGTCGATGAGAAGGAAGAACGGCTGGCGGCATTCACTCGCGGCGAGATCAGCACGCTGATCACAAAGCCGAAGATCGGCGGGTTCGGTCTGAACTGGCAGCACTGTGCCCGCACGATCGTTTTTCCGACCGATTCGTTTGAGCAGTGGTATCAGATGATCCGCCGGTTCTGGCGATTCGGGCAGACGCAGACTGTGCAGGTGCACACGGTCGCCAGCGAAGAGGAACTGCCGGTGGTGCTGAATCTCAGACGCAAGGAACGCGAAGTCACAGCGATGTTTCAAGGCATCGCGGCGGCAATGTCAGAACTGTCTGAGGCACAGATTCGATCAACACGCCGCAGCGACAAATCCTATCAACCAACAACCGACATGGAGATACCGGCATGGCTGAAAAAGTAATCGACCAGCAGCAGACGGAACTGTGGACCTGCATCAATGCGGATTGTGTGGAAGCACTCCGCGGACTGCCGGATGACTCGATTGATTTCTGCGTGTTCTCGCCACCGTTCGCATCGCTGTATACCTATTCCAATTCCGAACGCGACATGGGAAACGTCCGCACGTACGACGAGTTCTGGCAGCAGTTTCAGTTCCTGATTGAGGAACTGATCCGCGTGATGAAACCGGGCCGGAATGTCAGCGTGCACTGTATGAATCTTCCGACAACAAAAAGCCATCACGGGTACATCGGGATTCAGGATTTCCGGGGAGACATCATTCGCGGCTACAGGTCGAGCGGATTTGTCTATCACAGTGAAGTCTGTATCTGGAAGGATCCTGTGACTGCAATGCAGCGTACGAAAGCGATCGGCCTGCTGCACAAACAGGTCTGCAAAGATTCAACGATCAGCCGCCAGGGGATTCCAGATTATGTCGTGACATTCAGGAAGCCGGGCGAGAATGCGGAGCCCGTAGAAGGCGAACTGGATCGATTTGTCGGTGATCAGTCGATGTTTCGCAGCGAAGGCAGACTGAGCATCGACATCTGGCAGAAATACGCATCGCCGGTCTGGATGGATATCAATCCGTCACGGACGCTGCAGTACACAACGGCACGCGATGAGGAAGATGAGCGACACATCTGCCCGCTGCAGCTGGATGTGATCGAACGCTGCGTGCAGTTGTGGAGCAATCCCGGAGATACGGTGCTCTCTCCGTTCGCCGGCATCGGCAGCGAAGGGCATGTCGCGATCAAAGCCGGCCGGCGATTTGTCGGCATGGAACTGAAGCCGAGCTATTACCGGATCGCCGTGAAGAATCTGACCGCTGCGGAAGAATCGCTCAAGCAGGCATCGCTGTTCTGATCGCCGCGAAATCTAAATCAGTTTTATCGTCTGACCACCACCACCACACTCAGCAAAGGACCATCATGAAGCTCACAGGATTTGATGCCGAACAGATCGCACCGCAGACGAAATTCACACCGCTGCCACCGGGCCGATATACCGCGGTGATCAGTGCCAGCGAGGAACGCAAAACGCAATCCGGAAACGGATCGTACCTGCGACTGACACTGCAGATCGTGGACGGCGAGCACAAAGGCCGGCAGCTGTTTGAGAATCTGAATCTGGACAATCCGAATCCGCAGGCAGTCGAGATCGCACAGAAGACGCTCAGCAGCATCTGCCACGCAGTCGGAGTGATGCAGCCGGATGATTCTGCCGACCTGCACGATAAGCCGCTGACGATCACGGTGGTGACTCGCAAACGCAACGACACAGGCGAGGATGCCAACGCGATCAAGGGCTTCGACAGTGCCACAGACGAGCCCGCACAGGCAGTCTGGACGGCAGCCAAGGGAGCACCGTTTGACCGGTAAACATTCCCGCGAAAAAGGCAAACGCGGCGAGCGGGAAGCGGCACGGGCACTGACTGAAGTGCTCGGGCTGCCGGCTCGCCGCGGGCAGCAGTACGACGGCACCGAAGGCAAAGACGTCGTGACAGTGCCGGGCCTGCACGTTGAAGTGAAACGAGTCGAATCGCTCCGACTGTATCCGGCAGTCGAGCAGGCGAAACGCGATGCCGCAGATGGAGAAGTGCCGATTGTGCTGCATCGGAAAAACGGGCGGGAATGGCTGCTGATCGTTCCGCTCGCAAGTGTACCACCACTGATTGAGAGAGTGTCCAATGGAGCCACGTTACTACCAGACGCAAGCGATCCAGGCGGCGTATCAGCATCTGTTCAGTGAGTCTGACAATCCGGCGATCGTGCTGCCGACAGGAG